GCAAGCAGTCGCCATTCGATTACAAGAATAACGCCCTGCTGTATATCCCACACCGTATGCCTTTCCCCGACAACAAGGACGAGAGCTACATAAGGGCGGTAACGGAACAGATACGGCTGCTCATTCATAAAATCCACGGACACACGCTGATACTATTTACATCCTACCGCCTTATGGAGCGTGTGTATTACAACTTACAACAGGCGAAGCTCCCTTTTTCCCTGTTCGTGATGAACTGTGGCAGGCTGGACGCCATAAGCGCATTTCGGAAAAGCGGAAACGGAGTATTGTTTGCCAGCGACAGCGCCGGCGAGGGCATTGACCTGGCCGGTGATATTCTTTCCGGCTTGATCGTGGTAAGGCTACCCTTCCCCGTTCCCGACCCCATCATGGAATATGAACGCTCCCTGTACGGCGATATGGAGGATTATCTGCAAGATGTGATTGTACCCGCCATGCTTATCAAGCTGCGCCAGTGGATCGGGCGCGGTATCCGGCGCGAAAGCGATACGGCGGTGTTCGCCATACTGGACAGCCGCGTGGGGCTTTATGGGAAGTACCGTGACGATGTGCTGAAGGCCCTGCCCGATATGCCTGTCACGGCCCGGATGGACGATGTGGGGCGGTTCATCCGTGAGAAAAAGGACGGAAGCTATTTTCTGTGGGAATAGGACAAAACGGTATTTTCATAAAGATAGTAAGAGAATAATTGCAGGAGGTGACGGCCATGGATGCCTTTGGTATAAACAAAATAGATATTGATGTCATGCAAAGCGTTGACGTTCGCACCGTCGATCCGATGACGCTTGTGGATATACTGGACACCAAAGTAGACCCCAACAAACCCCTGCCGGAGCGCATGTTGGATTTCATCAGGCAGATACGCAACCCGTACTGCTTTCGCTGCGGCGACACAATCGTGAAGGTAAGTTATACCGATACCACAACAACTATGGAAGAACGCATGGAGGGATTTTTTCGGGCTTTGTAAGAAATGGCGCGAATGACAGTATAGACGCATTACAATAACTATGCTATACTGGAAACGGACTAAATTATCAAAGCCGCTCCTGTTGTTCGACTGAATGGTTGAAAAACGACAGGAGGTTTTGTAATGGAGTCTATTTTTTTATTTAATGCTTCTGCTTACGCCCGCGCCAGCAAGGATGACGCGGAGAGCAGCACCATTGAGAATCAAATTGAGCTTATAAATGACTACGTTAAGTCAATGTCTGATATCCGTATTGTTTCAGATAGAAGCGATAACGGTTATAGCGGCATTGATTTTTCGCGCCCTTCTTTCACAGAAATGATGAAAGATATAGAAGCGGGCAAGATAAACTGCGTTATTGTTAAGGATTTGTCACGGCTTGGGCGGAACTACATAGAAGTGGGCGAGTTAATTGACGTTATATTCCCCCGCTACAATGTTCGCTTGATTGCCATAAACGACCACTACGACAGTCTGAATCCGCGCAGTGATTCAGACGATATTATTATACCGTTCAAGAACTTGATAAACGAGCAGTATTTGCGGGACTTCTCCATCAAGATACGGAGCAACCTGAACGTCAAGCGGAAAAACGGTGATTTTGTAGCCGCCTTCGCACCGTATGGCTATAAGCGCGATGAAAACGACAAGCACAGTCTTGTTATCGACGAACAGGCCGCCGAAGTTGTCCGTGATATATTCCGTCTAAAAATCGAGGGCATGAGCCAGCAAAAAATCTCCGACCGGCTGAACGAGATTGGTGAACCGTCGCCTGCCGAGTATAAAAAAAGAGACACTAACTACACGGCACAATTTCAGACACACTCAAGGGCTTCATGGTCTGCGGTCGCCGTGGGGCGTATACTGCGAAATCCGGTATATATAGGAACATTGGTACAAGGTACGCAAACGACGCCTAATTATAAGGTTAAAAAGCGCGTCGTTAAGCCGGAGGACGAATGGAATATCGCACCGGACGCACACGAACCTATTATAAGCAGAAACGACTATGAAACCGTCAACGGGCTGCTCTTACAGGATACACGGACATCACCCGCCAAAAACACGGTATATCCCTTGTCCGGCATGATGTTTTGCGGCGACTGCGGCAATAACATGGTGCGCAAAAAGGCAGGAAAATACCATTACTATACTTGCGCGACAAACAAGGCGGTAAAAGGCTGCACCGCCCATTATTTCCGGCAGAGCAAGTTTGAACGCTCCGTTATGGAGACTATTCAGTACCAGATTACCTATGTTTTAGACATTGAAAAAAGCCTGGATTTTATCCGGTCTTTACCGCACCATCAAAGAAACGCTGTAAAGTTGAACGCTCAGATTGCCGACCGGGAACGGGAAATCCAATCATGCGAAAAATATAAGCGGTCGCTGTATGAGGACTATTCAGACGGCATCATTACCAGAGCAGACTTTACCGCGTTCAGCAATGATTACACGGAAAAGATCGAGGTATTAATGCAAGCGGTGATAAGGCTGCGGCAAGAAACGGAACTGCTTTTTGCCGACAATTTACCGAACCATAGCTGGATTGAGCATTTTAAGCAGTATCGGAATGTTGATGAGTTGTCGCGGGAGTTAGCGGTCAATTTGATTGAGCGGATAGACGTTTATGAGGGTAAGCGTATTTCCATACGCTTTCGCTATCAAGACCGGTTGGAAACAGCATGTGAAATTTTGAACGGCTATACCGTTAAGAAAGCGGGGGATATGGCATGGCGAGAGTGAGCAGGAAAGCGAATGTGGCCCGCGCTGCGCAGCCGGCTGTAATCCATATCTACAAGACCGCTATCTATCTCCGGCTGTCCGACGAGGACATACGCAAGAAAATCAGTGATTCAATCGGTACTCAAAAATCCATGCTGGTACGTTTCCTGCAATCACAGCCCGATTTACAGCTTTATGAAGTGTACGAGGATGTGAATTATACAGGAACTAACTTCAACCGTCCAGCCTTTACCCGGATGATAGAGGACATTCAGGCCGGTTTGGTTGATTGCGTGCTGGTAAAGGATTTATCACGGTTCGGCAGAAGCTTTGAGGAAATGGGTAACTATCTGGAGCGCGTGTTCCCGTTTCTTGGGGTTCGTTTTATCTCTGTAAGCGACAATTACGATTCTCTCACCGCTTCTCTGGACGAAACCAGCCTGATTGTACCTTTGAAAAACCTGATGAATGAGGTTTACGCGCGTGATATATCCCGCAAGGTACAATCCAGCGTCAAGCTCAGACAGAAGCGCGGCGAGTTTTGCGGTTCATTCGCGCCATATGGATACATAAAGGAAGGTTCGGCCTTTGTTGTCGATGAAGAAGCCGCAACCGTTGTACGCCAGATTTTTGAGTGGGTTTTGGAGGGTTTAAGCGATATAGCGATTGCCCAAAAGCTAAATGATATGAAAATCTTTCCTCCCAGCCGGTATCGCTTTGAAAAAGGCATTACCAAAGCGCAAAAGCATAAGGAAACCCGGTTTTGGTATAAATCGGCCGTAAAACGCATAGCAGAAAATCCCGCATATACGGGGTTGATGGCGCAAGGCAAATATAAATCAAACTTTTTACACGGCGGCGGCATTATCCACACGGACAGCAACGAATGGGTTATTGTCGAGGACGCGCACCCGGCGATTATCAGTGCCGACACCTTTGAAGCCGTGAGAAAAATACGCGAGTCTCGCAGACAGAATTATAAGGTTAACGAGAATCATATCCCGCAGGATAACATTTTCAAAGGGCTTATCGTCTGCGGTGACTGCAAGGCGTACATGGTACGTCATAAAGTGCGTCGTGCCAATGGAAACGAAGAATACTATTTCCTGTGCAACACCTATGAACAGGTAGATAAAAACGCATGTAGCAAGAAAAAGGTTATGGAAGCGGATATACAAGCGGCGTTGTATGCCTGTATCAGCCGTGAAATCGGCCTTGCCGTGGATATGTGCCGTATTATCAAGGACTTACAGAAGCGTACCCAATATCGGGAGAGACGGAGTATGCTCGACGGACAAATCGAAGCCCTGCAAAAGAAGCTGGAAAAGAACCGCCGCTTTAGAGGTTCTTTAAGAGAGGACTATATAGACGGTATCCTGTCTGAGCAGGATTACAACCTTATGAGAGCGGATTATGACGAGGAAAGGGACGGTTTACAGAGCGAGCTTGACACACTGTTTGCCGAAAAACATCGTCAGGACAATACGCTTTCCACTGAAAACAAATGGATAGCCGAGTTTCGGCGGTTTGAAACGGAGCGGAGTCTGTCCGCGCAAATGGTATCCGCGCTGGTGGAACGTATTGAGGTATACGACAGCATGAGGATTGATGTTACCTTGCGTTACCGTGATGAGTTTGAAACCTTGTGGCAGTACATCGAAAGCTCTGAATGGGAAGCGAGGGCTGCAAATGGATAAATATATTACCGAGTATTTACGGCTTTCACAAGACGATGATAACGCCGGTGAAAGCAATAGCATTACCAGCCAACGCCAAATCATCGAGAACTATATTGGGGCTGTTCCGGAATTTTCAGGATTGCCGGTGAAAGAGTTTATAGACGATGGATACAGTGGTACAAATTTTGAAAGGCCCGGTGTTAAGCAGCTTCTTAAAGCGGTACGCAAGGGCGAAGTAAGCTGTATCATCGTCAAAGATTTTTCCCGTTTCGGGCGGCAATACCTTGAGGTAAGCAAGTTCATTGAACAGATATTCCCGTACCTCGGCGTCCGTTTTATCGCGGTAAACGACCACTACGACAGCAACAATCATAAAGGTACGACAGCCGATATTGATGTGCCTATTCGGAATATGATAAACGCCATGTATAGCAAAGATACTTCAAAAAAGGTCAAGAGCGCCAAGCGGACGCAAATGCAAAATGGCGTATTTTCAAATGCTTTTGCCCCATTTGGCTATATGAAAGACGAAACTGACAAACATCGTTTACTCATAGATGAACCCGCCGCCGAAATCATCAGGCGTATATTTGCGCTTGCTGCTGAGAAATACAGCGCATTCCAGATTGCCGACAGGCTGAACGCTGACGGTATAATTACACCTGCCCTGTATAAAAAGCAGAACGGAAGCAAGCTGGCTGTCAACGATACGGCCAGAGCGTTATGGACAAACGGCATGGTGTCTCGCATATTGCGCGACGAGCGATATACCGGACTGTTTATAGGCGGTCAGCATGAAACCACGCAGATAGGTTCGGGCAAGAAACGGCATACGCCGCAAGAAAAGTGGATTAGGATACCCGGCGCGCTGCCTGCTATTATTACGCCGGAATTATTTAATTCCCTCGCCGCAAACCGGCAGAAATTCAAAGGCAGCACAAAACCGAACACCGATAGGATACTTTACAAAAAGGTTCGGTGCGGTTATTGCGGCCATGTCATGCAATATATTGGGGACGCGCCAAAGCCGTATTATCTTTGCGATACTGCGAGATACACAAAACAACATGGCTGCGGGCGCGACAGATTCCGCGAACAGCAGATTATTGACGCTGTAAAAACCGCCGTAGGGTCGCAGATTGCGGTTATGTTTGATATGGAAAAACTATGCTGCGACGGGAAAAAGGAATTATCGCAGGGCATTAGGGCAGAACAGGTCGCAGCCGAACGGCTCGATAACGAAATCGGGAGGTTACAGGCTTTCAAGCGTCAGCTATACGAACGCTATAAGGGTGGTTCTATTGACAAAACTACATTTATGTGCGAACGTGAAACGGTAGAAAGGGATGTAAACTCAAAAATAGCGGAGCGTAACGCGCTGCTTGCGGGGAATGATGAACAATCAAACACACTTAACTCCGCACATGAGTTTTTCGGTTCTTTCTTGAAGTATCAGTCAGGTATCGAACCGACCAGCGAGATGGTAAATGAGTTGGTGGAGGCAGTCTACATCAACGACGCGGACAGGATTGAGGTGCGGTTCTCCTTCAGGGATGAACTGGAACAGATCATAAAAACATTGGAGGGTAAGATATGAGCAGGAATATAGTTGACGACAACAGGTCCAAAGCCGTAATCTATTGTCGCGTGGCCGCAAACAATGATTTGAATACAGAGGCTAATGAAATCGTGGTTGCCAATCAGCAAGCGATATGTAGAGAATATGCTGATAATAAAGGCTATCAGATAGCAAGCATATTCAATGACTTTGCTTCTGGCCTGACATTAGAGCGTGACGGAATGAAAAATCTGATAGACGTTATCAAAAGGCATGAGGTTTCGGCAGTCATTGTAAAGGACTTTGACCGGATCGCCCGGAGTATGACTGAAATGGAGCGGTTTAATGGCTTATGTCAAAAGCACGATGTAAATATTCTCTCGGCTTTGCATGATACATCATACGATGATTATTTTTCATCCCTCTTTACTTGAAAAATATTTTTAGCCTACTCTTGACATCAGCAGGGCCGCTTGGACCGGGCGGACCTGGCCGGCAGCAATTACAACTATTCGATTGCTGGCAGGACTGTTGGCGGTATAACTGCTGTTCATATTGGCAGTCATATTCGTTATATCTAC